CACGTTGTCACGAATCAGGCGCACCGCATTCAGGGCAGACCGTAGCACGGGATCAGGGCCGTAGGTGAGTTGCTTCGATTTCAGCAGATCACCCCACAATTTCCACGCGGGTGCCATCGTCCTGATGGATTGATCCACCGCCACAATCGGCCAGCCACGCTCCTGCCAGCGCCGGATATCTCGCGCCTGTGCTGGGTGTGGATCAACCCCAATCTTGCGAACGTCAAATTGCCGCATGAGGCTTTCAATCTCGGCTTCGATTACGGCCATGTCGTGCCATTCTCCGGGCATCCTGCGCAGATGGCCCTGCTCAACCCACGCACCCAGCGGGCATTTGCTCCGCCGTTCGTCAAGTTGAATGTCCAGCCCCGCCCACCAGCACACGTTCCGCGCGCGCAGCAATTTGCCATCCACCGCCATGACGCACAGCGCAGTCATGTCTAATTGCGCGCCAAAACCGCCCCGGCTCAAATCCAGCCCGATCACCGCGCTGGCCCCGCGCAGCCGCGCCCAATCGGTTTCCTCGGTCTGCCGATCCAGTACCGACAGGTCGATATCGGTGGTTGCTACTTCGTGGTAGCGGCAAGCGAGTTGGGTTTCAAACTCCGCAATCTGCGCCGGATCACCGCTCTCCAGCATGGTGCGCGCGGAAATCTCCAACTGCGTGGGATCAATCAGGGTGCCAAGACCAGGGTGCGCCTTGCCCCACGCAGCCGGGTCTGCGGCTTGATCATCGTTGTCTAGCCCGTACAGAAGCGCAAACCAGCCAGCCGGGAACGGTTCCCCGGTTGCAAGCGCACGTTCGCACGCATCCAAATACCCGGCGATTGGCCGCGTGCGCTGCTCGGGATCGGGCGTGCTAATCAGAAACGCTTGGCTGGTTGGGAACTTCGCCAGCCCGGTGAGCAGCCGCCCGAATGCGCGCTCCATGCGGCAGACTTCATCCCCGACAACCAGCCGCGCCGTCAAACCGTCTAGCGCCTTGTCGGTGCATGGCAAACTGGAATACCGCTGGCCCCCGTGCCTGATCCTGCCGGGGTGCGCCGGGGAACTGCCGCCCGTAGCGTGCCAATCCATGGCGGTGCCGCCCAGCGTGGCCGTCATGGTTTGCAGCCGCTCAAACGTCTTCTGCGCTAGCCGCCCATCCGGTGCTACCGATGCAAACTCCAACCGCTGGGTTTCGTCACGCATCGCGGCAGCGATCAGGCTGGCGGCAAACTCGGTCTTGCCGTTGCCGCGCCCCATCATGCACAGAAGCACCTTCACCGCTGGCGTATCGGTCTGCCGCCCGTTCATCAGGCGCTTCGCCCCCAGCAGCAGCATCGCCATCAGGCATTGGAACGGAAGCCATACCAGCGGTTGCCCCGCGCCAGCCTCGGCACCCTGCCCGCAGCGCAGCGCGAATTCCCGTGCTTCATCGGCAGCGGCTTCGTTCCACCAAATCCCGTGCCGCTTTGGATCGGCGCGCATGGACAGGTAGCGGGCGCACGCTTCGCGCACGCGGGAGTTTGCAACCACCTTCCCGGCCACCACGTTGCTGGCGTACCCATCGGCTTGCTCGGCGCACCCCAGCGGCTTCGCTTTGTGTCGGCGCGTTGGTTTTCGTGGCCCCACAGCGAGGTGCCCCGTGACACAACCCCCCCTCGGCCCCCCGGTGGGGGGTTGTTTGCTGGTGGATGCTCGTTTTTTCATCTCAAATCACGCGCGGTTTCTGTGCGCGAAATGTGGCTTCGCGCGCTGTTTTCTCGGCATGGTGCACCCTGCACAGGCTTTGAAGATTCTTCCACTCGTTTGTGCCACCAGCGTGCAGCGGGATGATGTGATCCGTTTCTAAATCCACCACGGTGCCACAGACTGCACACGTTGGGTGCACCGCCTTGTGGTGCTTGGCCGTGCGTGTCCACGCCCCTCCGCGGCTAGCACCCCATTGCAGCCGCTTAAATGGCTCCAGTTGGCTTCCTTGCCATCGCCACCGCCTCACGCGCACACCTCACGCCAAACGTCCATAAGGGCATCGTCATGGCTCACACGCCAAACGGCAATCCACGGTGCATGATCCTGCCGACATAGCACCAATGGGGTGCAATCCGGTGCAGCATCGCGCTCGGCTTGGGCAATCCAGCGCACTACGCCCTTCTGCCTCGGTGCTAGTTCCGCGCAAGTCTGCTGGGCAGCGTGGCGCGACAACGCCGATGCAGCGCAGAAGTACAGTTCGGTGGCGCTGTTCACAAACAACGCTTCGGGCTGCTCCACCACGCGCCGTGTCCACCAGGCCAACCCGCCCTGATACCGCTTCACCTCAACGTGAATCTGCGTGGTGACGCGCGTAACAGGATCGGCTAGCCACACATCGGGCATTGCCTTGCCGCTGCGCTGCGCTGTCCGTTCCCACGGCTTGCCCGTCAGCACCGACAGGAGCGCCGCTGCCTCAATTTCGCCGCCCGCGCCCTTGCGCCTTGAGTGTGCACCCATCACCGTTCCTCCCATGAGTTGTTCGCACGGTTCAGCCGCTGCGGTATGTGCCTGTCTAGCGGATCACCGTTCAGCCCGCGGATGTCAAACCCGCCGCCCGCACGGTCGATTGCCCCGCGCAGGGCGCGCAACTCCTGCGCCAGCGCAGCCCGCTGGGTGCGCAGATTCAGCACCGCATTCATCGCATCGGTGATCTTGCCGTCCACGGCGGCTACCCGTGCTTCGCACAGGGCCGCTTCCAGCAGCAGCCGGGGCAGGGTTGCGGGCGGTTCCTGCGGTTGTTCATCGTCCGTCATTCCAGCCCCCTGATCTTGTGCAGCAGCACCTTGGATGCGCTTCGCGCGCCGCCCATGTCATCGGCCAACCGCTTGAGCGTGGAATAGGCATCGGTGCCGGTGCGCGCCCAATGGCGCGCAAGGATGACGAATGCCTCATGGGTTTCCCCCTCGGCCAGCCCGTGCGTGCCAAGCACGCGCGCGCAAACCTCCCGCTGCTTGGACAAGTTCGCGCTGGGGGTGCGGGACACGATCCGGTGCTCGGTCACTTCGTCCAGCCCGCCCGCCACGCCGTTAGGCTTGGCTGGTTCATTAGGGTAGTTCTGATCCCTACTGCAATTTGAGGTATCACCTACCTCAATTTGAGGTATCTGATCCCTCAATTTGACGTAGTACCGGAGCGCCTTGCCCCTGCTCTCGGTTGCTACCAAGTTGTCCCGGCGCAGCCCCTCCAGCACCCGCTGGAGCGTGGCAACGCTCATGCCGCATTTCGCCGCCAGCGTGCGCTGGCTGGGGAAAGCACGCGCGCCGTAGTCCAGCAAAGCAAGCAGCACCACTTTGGTGCGCGCGGGCAATTTCAACGCCCACACCTCACGTTGCTGCACCCATACACCAGGGCCGCAGGGTGCTGATGCACCGCAACGCTTCCTGCCGCGCAATCCATGCCTCGGCCCATCGGCCCGTTCCTCGGTTGTCATCTCGCATCAGTTCCTTGGCTGGTAGCCAGCCTATGAGCGTGTATCGCAGATCGCTCCGCACCACCAGCAAATACGCCTCGGCTTTGCTGCTGGCCTTGGTGTGCCGTTGCAGCAATCCCTGCGGGTGCTCGGTGCACTTCACATCGACCAACTTGCCGTGCAGCCGGATATCAGCAGCCGCGTAGACATAGGCGGCTACGCGCGGCATCGGGTCTAGCCCGAAATGGTGCCGCACCACCGCCTCGGCAGCAAACCCGTTACGGTCAAATCGCACCCGCTGGGAAACATCCCCCAGCGGGTAGCGATCCTGCCGCCGCGCCGACTTCGCATCGGCAGTTCGGTGCCCTGCTGCTTCATCCAGCAACCGCTGGCTTTCCTCACTCAGCACGTATTCCGGCATCCATCTTGCGCGCATCGCAAATCTCCTCGGCCATGCGGTTCCATCCGTAGATAGCCAGCAGGGAAATCAGCCACGCATCGGGCGTTGCCAGCGTGTGCTTCGCAAGTTTGCCCATCGCACGTTCGATCTTCGCATCGTTCCAACCGTGCTCCATCATGCCAACGGCAATGTGGCGCATCGCCTCAAACGAATCGTGCTCCAGCCGCATTACCGCTTCAATCGCGCTTTCCACGGCTTCCGGCTTCTGACTCTTCACAATGTCCTTGATGCGTGCCATGTCTTGATCCACGCGCGCCACGCCGCGCACACATTCCGGGTCGATCTTCTCTGTGCTCATTACGCACCTTCCTTGTCTGTGACGCTGGTGACTACATCGCGCGAAACGCCGTCAACCACGCGCTTGCCGATCCGCAGTTCCACGATGTGCCCGGTCAAGTTGGGCACCGCCGTGAGGGACGTAAACCAATCCGCACCGCCGCGCTCATTCTCAATGCCAACGCGCCAATACTCCGTGCCCTTCTTCGTCTTGCCGTGCTCCACGCCAGCGCAGCCGCCCTCAATCACGCGCTCGGCTTCGATTGCGATTACCGCCTTGCTGGGCGCGCGCGCAGGGGTTTCGTCCTGCTCGGGCATCTCCTCCGCAAGACTAGTTTCCGCGCCGATGATCGCGCACGCCCAGCCCATTACCCCTTTGAGCGCGCGGCCTGTCGCCCTGGTCTGCGCCATCATCTGCCGCGCGAACTGCGCGCGCTGGTTCCACGGGGATTCATTGTCAAAGACGCAGCCCGCTCCGCGCCCAACGGTGCGCCCATCCAGCAGCACGGCAACGATGGCTTCCCAATACCCCGCTAGGTGCTCTGTGCGCGGCACGTAGCGCAGAGACTCCAGCCCGGTGGTGTAGCCCATCGCGGTGGCAATGGCCTGTGCCCCGGCCACGCCCAAGTACCGCCGCCCCTTGATGTGCATGATGTGGTGCGCTTCAACCGCAGGGCGCACCGCGCGGATGGCTTCATCGTTGCGCTTCACCAGTTCGGTGGGGGACAGCGGCGCAGCAACCACGGAAATGTCATTCGCCATCGGTGGCCCCCTTCCGCGTTTCCATCTCCTGCGCCGCCGTCAGCGCGGTTTCCAGCATCAATTCCAGTTGCGCCCGGAACGTGCGGCGCTCGGCGTGCGCCAACTTGGTGACGGCTTCGCACAGTTGGGTGCTGATTCGCACCTGTTGCGACTCACTTTGCTTCACTCTCATGCTCACTCTCTTTCTGCGGGTGCATCCCGCTTCTGCAATCTATCGGCTGCGGTGCAACATTTCCTTCATTCCGGCAAATATGCGGCCCAAGATTCGGCGCACCCATCCCGGCGTGGCCCGGTTCATGGCTTCCTTCCGGCGCGCGCAGCCGCCGCAAGGCTTCACGCCAACGGCAGTTGTGGCCGCAGCCACGGCATCCCCCAGCCCCGGCCCCGGCTGGGGCTGCTGGTCGATGCGAACGGTATTGTGGGTGCGGACTATGGGCACGCGCAGGAACTGCCCGTCAGGGTAAGTGGCGGTTGCCCCGCCAGTTGGTAGATCAGCGCCGCATTGCCAGCCGTGAACGGCGCGCAGAACATCAACTGTGGAATGGGGCACGCTGGCGAAATGATCATGTTGCCCAATCCATCGTTGCAATCACAATCATCCCCGGGAATTCCCGGGCCGGATGATGGCTGCGCTGCGCCGCCTGATCCCTCAATGGACTTGAGGGTAAGCACGCACGGCGTGCGGCTGTCCCAGCAGTAGTAAGCGCGGAACGTTGTGCACCAAGCGTACTTGATTCCAAGGTTGTTGATGTTGTAGTACAGCGCATCCCCGCACGCGCCGCTGACGGTCTGCGCTGGTATGCACGCGGAGTACGCAATTGTGACCAGCGAAACGAACGGTGGCCCGCAGCAGCCGCAGAACGGGAGCGCCAGCCCGGGGCACAACGGCGCGGATTCACGCCCGACAACTATCTCTCCTGTGGGCGTCTGCGGAATTGATCCCGTGCAACCTAGCGTGAAGTTGATCTGCCGATTGAACGTGGTTCCCGATGGAGTCC